CCCGATTATGGTCATATATGATTGGTCAATTCCATGTATCACGTCAACAGCTATTTAGTCGAACAAATGCTGTCGCTGATACGATATTGGATCGTATAGAGCCAGAGGTGCTTACAGTAACTCGTTCACGTATAGCTGATATTGGTCATCATACATATGAGTATCTCTCAAAGCGTTCTCTTACAATTTCTTCGTTTGCTCTATTTGCAGCATCTATAGCATTGTATAAAACGTATAAAGCTTCAGATCTTGAACTTGACGAACAGCTGGATTATGTCTGTCCAACCCCATTTGATGAGAAGGTCCAGGCTAACTGGGCCCCTTTGCATGAAGAATTACGGAAGTCCTCCTTTCTTCCTCAAGCTGTCTCAGCAAAGGCACATGGTAGCTCAGATTTTATCTCTAAAGTTTCTCGTTCGGTAGCTCATGCCGAGTTTTATGTACCCGACGGTATGTATACTTCAAATATTTTATTTGTGGGTGGTCAGTACGCATTGATTAACTCACACACTTTTAATAGGCTTCCTGAACGATGTGAGCTGAGGCTAACATTTGACGAACATTTTCGCCACCTGAAAAGAAATACTTCCATTATTTTTGAGAAATCATCTGTAGTCAAACAAGACGGAGATGTTACCTTACTACATCTCCCTCATTTCGGCTGCTGGCAGGATCTAACTAAGTTATTTCCTAAGGAGAATCTTAAAATAAAAATGAAAGCTACTTCTGTTTACAGGAATCATGATGGTTTGTGTATAGAGGTACCTATTGAAAAAGTGCATCAGGCCCGTGTTAAAGCGGATATAGCCTATCTTGGCACGATCTCAAGTAAATATATCTTTCCTGATGAATACGGGGTTCAACGGGATACCAAAGACGGACATTGTGGTTCTCCTTTATTGTATTGCGGTGAACGTGGTTACGCTATTTTAGGTATACATCAATATGGTGGACAGAATTCCCTGGCTGCTTCAGCTATGATTACTGCCGACTTTTTTGACAACCTCCCTATTTCCAAGATAGGGAATTTAGACTTAGGAGAAGAACGAATTGATTTAGCTGAACAAGCTGAGAAGAAACCCCTTATTGTGAAACCAGTACAACTTACTCCACTCCTCCGCTCAAAAGACCCCCTTCTTTTCCGCGAACCGGGATTGGGTCAGACATATGGTTCCCTTGAGACTGGTACAACTAGGCCGCGTTCTCGCGTACAAGCTACGTATGTAGCGGATTTCTGGAAAGGAAAAGGCTATTGCACCGATTTCATCGCACCAAAGTTTTCTCTCAAAAGTTACCACTATGCACTCGATGATCTAACCTCACCGGATATGCCAATTCCCTTTTGTGAAGCAGCTTTTATATCTGGCGAGTTAGTAGAACATTATTTTAATAATCTGACGTCTGAGGAGAAAACTCTATTTGAGCTCTATGATTTAGACACAGTAGTTAATGGTGCTCAACGTGTTGTTGGTGTAAACAAACTCAATTTTCGATCTTCGATGGGTTACCCCCTTCGGAGACCGAAAAAAGAGTATTTCGATCAGCAATTGGATGGTAATTATACGATACCCGATGAGTTCCGTTTGGAAGTTCAGCGTATAAACACACTAGCACGGAATCGGATTAGATCTAACCCCATCTTCTCTGATTGTCAGAAAGACGAGGCTCGCAAAAGACAAAAGGTCCTTGACGGCAATATTCGCCTATTTACGTCATGCCCTGCTGTTTTTGTTGCTGCCGTACGTCAAGTCTTTGGTTCATTGATTCGTGTTGTTCACCGCAATCCATTCGCATTTGATTGTGCTTTTGGAGTCAATGCCCATTCATCTGACTGGGATAAATTGGCCACAAGGATGCTTGAGATGAAGTATTTTTTCGACGGTGACCATAAGAAGTTTGATAAGAAAATGCTCTGTTTTCTTGTCCAACTTGCTATTGAATCATTCGGCGAATTAATCATCAAATGTATGCTTTTTTCTGAGAAGCTCCAGCTTGAAGATGTTGTGGAATTGAGAAACATGATACATATCTACGCAATTGATACTGCTTTTGCTTACCATGATTTTAACGGGACACTTATGGTGTTTTTTAAAGGTCATGCAAGCGGAGAGACTTTGACCACGTTGGTGAACAATTTTGTCAATATGGTTTACTTAGCTATGGCGTTTAGACGGATCTATCCTAGTCAACAAGACCTCTCATTCTT